TTTTTAACAGCTATAACAGGAATAACGTCAGAAGCTGCGAGAGCAGAACCCTTATCAGACAAAGCTGTTGCTAAGTTTAAAACGGTTTGAACCATATAAGGTTTTCTGCCGGGATTAGAGTTTACTCCTCGTGCAGCTTGTAGTGTATTGTCACCTAATGCCATGTCAATTTCCTCCCTTAAGCTGCGTTATATTTAGCAGTCACGATAGCTTCTGGTCGAAGTATCTTTCTGCCGTATAGGTGCATACCACGAACAATGTCAGCAAAGCTGTCAGGGTCACGGTAGGTTTCAGTTTTGCTAAGTTGTTCAGCAGTTGCAACAGCAGAACCATGACCTGCAACAATAGCACCGTAGTCAGTGTTTTGGTTTGCAGTTCCAGATGTTCCTGGTCCACCACCAACTGAAGGTAGGTTGCTAGACACGTATAGTCTAAAACCTGCCAAGTTAGTTAGAGCAAGACCATTTTTAAGTTCAGCTGCATTGAAGTCAGCATTTACCAACTTAGAGTTTTCGTCACCGAGTAACTCCATGAATACTGGGTCAACAACCAACCATCTATCCTGTGTATCAACTTGTTGTTGATTTAACAGTCTAGCCATTCTGTTGATGATTACCATTGGAGTAACAGCAGCTGTTGAAACAGCAGTTGCACCCGGAGCTAGGTTTGCAACAGGAATTGAGTGGTCTCCTGCTGATGAAGTTGTAATGCTTGCAAAAGAACTTTTGATTAACTTCATTGAAGAAAGAAGTTCATCTGTCCCTGCAGTAGAAACAGCTACAGAACCGTTAACTTGGTCATTAACAGCACCTGCATTAGCGTGTAATGCTGACTGCTTATAACCTGCCATGTAGCCAAGAACTTCTTGGTCATACTGGTCAGCGAGTCTGTATGCAGCTCTATCAGTTGCAAGTTGCATAAAGTTGACATGACTATGTGCTTCCTCAATGTCATCCATTTTGAAAGCATAGTAGTTAGACTTGTCCACAGTAAGTGTAAAGTCCTCGTCATCAAGGTCCTGTGCTGTAACTTGTGTGCCACGAGCATAAGCCTTTACTGAAATTTCAGGCTCTTTGATAATCCTGACGGTATCGCCCTGATTAGCAATTTCTCCGAAATAGTCAGAGTTTGTTATATCTCCAACAACAGTTGACTTACGGAATGCAAGCTGTACCTGTTTGGAGTAGATTATTGGCGAAAAATTACCGTTAGGTAAATTGCCATAACCTGCAGCGGTTGTAAAAGCCATAGTAAATCCTCCTATAATTTGGCTTAATTAAAAGCTAAACACCGTAGGAAGAGGTTATACGTTCTAGAGTGCATATGGTTACTCCGTAGCTAACTTTGTAACCTATGGGTCTATAATTATATAAGTAGTCTGTACTCGTTTAAACTTTACTATTCGATTAAACACAAAGGTAGTCATAGAGAGGCTTTGTGTTTTGGGTGTAGTTATATTAATAAAATATTGTTTGTCAACACTTTATCTTCTATTTCCTGATACATCGTAAATAAATTTACCAGAACGGATTGCTGTGTTTATTTTCTCAGCATTCCTAGCGTAATCTGCGTCACTCATTCTCTCTACATCAGATTCTTTTATAGTATCTGCTAATTCTTCAGCATCTACCTCCGTCTTAGACGTTTTATTTACAAGAGAAGCCGCAGCTTTTCTCTTATTCTTTTTGTCACCTGCTGTTAAACCATTATCAATCTTATATAAATCAATGACACGGATAACAGACTTGGCATCATCTGTATTCTCGTAGAGAGCATTTTGCACCCATTTAGGTTGCTCTTCTACCCACTCGTGAAACTCATCAGAGTCACGTAACTTATCAAAGTCTTTGTGAACCTCTTTAATTTCATTTTCGGCTGTTCTACGAGTTGTTTCTTCTTTAGCTTTACTAAGCTCTTCTAGCTGAATATTGGCTTTATCAAACATTTGTTTGGCTTTTTTCTCGGCTATTGTCTCTACAATACCTGCAACATCAGGGTATTTTTCTGCCCATGTTGCAATATCCTCGTCAGATTTAGGTGGTACAAGCTTTTTAGTGTCAGACAGTTTATCTTCTAACTCTTTTATTCTAGCGTTATACTCTTTCTCCTTAGCCGCAAGATGTCTTCTAACATCCCCATATCTCGTCTTGAAAGATTTTTCCTCCTTACTGAGAGTCTCGTCAGATACCTCTGCTTCCTTTCCCTCTTCAGGAGAAGATACGTCTTGGCTCTCCTTAGAGTTCTCTTGAACCCCTTCTCCGTTCCTCTGTGCGAGGAGTTCTTTAAGTTCCTGCTCGTCCCTAGCAATCTTGTCCTTGTACTTTGAACGAGACCGACTTACAAATCCTGCAGTTTTTTGTGGTTCTACTGTTTCTAATTCTGGCATAATTTTCTCCTGTTATTGGGGTTGACATGATTGTCAAGTAGCCTTAGGTTTAGTGCCTAATCCTTTAGTATTCTTTTTTCGTTTTGGTTTAGCTTTTGGTTTAGATGCTAGTCCACCTTTATTAAATGGTCCTGTTCCACCATAATCATAAGTAGGTGGTGCTGAGTAACCTCCTCCAAATGATGTTGTAGGACCACCCCCCGGAAATCCCGGAGATTGTCCTGTTGGAGGAGGGGGATTGTAATCAGTTCTGTAGTCAGATTTAGGATTTGGTTGATAGTATCCATCACCAAAAACATTTTCTGATGAGCCACCACCATCATTATCATCACCTTCGACTGGACCAGATTGAGTTGGCTTATCTCTTCTATTTTTATCTCGCAGTCTTTTCTGTTTTTGTTCTTCTTCTCGTTTTTTCTTTGCAGCTTTTTCTGCGTCTTCCCTTCTTTTTCTTTCTGCTGCTTCTTTAGCATCTTTTCGTTGTTGTATTATTTCTTCATCAGACTGTAAATTCCTTGATTGTATACTTTTTCGTCTTGCTTCAGCAGCTAGTTGTTCATTTTTTGTTATCTCAGCAGATTGGTCTAAAAAGTCTTGATGATAGGCTTCATCTGCTAAAAAGGCATCACCTGTTTCCATAAATACATTATGAGAAAATCTTCTAGCATCTTTTATAGTATCCATATTTTTTGCAAATGCCTGTAAATCAGAGCCAGTAAGTTTTCTATCCCTACCTAATCCTCCATCATAAATCATAGGTTGGTCACCATCCATCTTAACTCCTAGTAAAGCTCTATCAATAGCTGTCATACCAAATCTAGAATTAGTTTCCCCTTGTAAAAATTTACCAAAGTTAATAAAACCTTCTGAACCAACAGTGCCATCAATACCTGTTGTAAAATCTGACAATCTTTCAATAACCTTTTCTTGCACGGTTAAAGGTTCTCTTGCATCTGGACTAGCTTCTCTCGCAGTAAGATTTGTAGAAAATAAAGTTTTATCTGGAGAAAGAATATCTAAAATGAATGATAGTATAGATGGATTTACCTGCATTCTTGATAATGCTTTTCTATCTTGAGACGCTTTTAAAATTTGTTTTATTTTAGCTTCACTAACATCATAGCCAAATGCTTTACGTATTTGTTGTGGCATCAGTGCTATTTTATCTCCAAAACTTAAATTAGCATACTGTGCAATACCCTCTGGAAAATTTTTATCCCCACCAAGAGATGTATATGATTTATATAAATTATCATATGCCTCTTTAGTCATTTTAACAGGATTACCATTATCATCAAAGAATGCTAGTCTATTTTCTCCAGTTTCTTCATTATGCAGATTGGCTAGTATTTCTGTAGAAATATAATCTTCTTTATCTTTTAAATAGCCATATTTTTCTACTAGGTTAGGTTGTGTAAATTTAGCTCCTCCTGAGGGTCTATCTTCATCTCCACTAGAACCACCTATTTCTGATGGTGATACATTGGGTGTTTGATTAGGTTTAGTTCTTGACCAAGGAGGGACAGTGTACTGTATTTGATTTTCATTTACTACAGCACCATTTTTATACTCTACTTTAAACTCTCTTCCGTCTGGATGATAATAGGTAACAGACCCATCTGCTTTACCATCTATTATATCATCTTCAGTTACTTCTGATTTTCTTTTAAATAAACTTCCTCCTACAACACCAAATTTTTTTCTCAAATCAAGTGGTGGTGGGGCTTCTCTAAAATCTTGTAATCCTCCCTCGCTAAAACCCTTTAACATTTCTCTTATCTTTTTTTCGTCCTCAGGGTCTAACATCTCTTCTGATTCAACGACAGTAACACTCATAGGTTCTTTTATTGGTTCTCCTCCAATACGTCCTGATTCCTCCATCTGGGCAAGTCCCATCTTAGCTTGCATACGCAAGTCTTCAAAAAACTTTACACCAAAAAATCGAACAACATCTGCAGGTACTACATACTCTCCTTCACTAAGTTGCACAGGTATATCATCTCTTACTTCTTCTGCTAACGAACCAGATGGAACTTCATTACCACTTACAGGGTCTTTGTCCATACCATCATCTTTTAGTCCACCCTCTTGCATAAAAGCCATCTCCATCTGTCGTTCCATAGCAACACCACCCTTGTTAAATTTTATATCATAGTCTTCAGGTTTAATAGCAGTATCAAAGCCCTTAACAACATTTGCTTTTCCACCTTGTCTTTTTTTTCTGTCTAAAGAAAATTCTTGTTTACCAACTAAATTACGTGCTTCTTTCATTACACGATTTAAATTTGTATTTTTCATGTCTAGTTCTCTATTAAAGAGAACATCAACTGGAGCAAACCTATGTCCTAACTTTTTTAGTATAAGTAATCTGTGTGCGCCTTCATGGTTTGTTGATAACAGTGTGTTTCCCTTTTTATTGTATCCTACAGATACAAATGGTATTCCCACACCCCTTGCCTTTGTTTCAAATTGAAAGTCTTCTTCAGTCATATCCTTACCATACTTAGTCCCCCTAAGTCTTTCATAAGGTTTAAACCCTGTAAATTCTTCTGCTTTAGCACCTTGCGTTGCTTTTTTTATACTACTTTCCATAGAGTCCATATAAGCTTTACCCACATCATCCATGTAAGTATATCCTCTATCTGGAAATAATTTGAGTGCTTCATCAATCGGAAGTATTACAGTTTTTATTCTTCTCCTTTTTTCACTCTGTGTACCAGTGCTACCAAAACCTTCTTCTCTATTGAATATCTTTAGATTATCAAAGTCTTGAATAGACAGGTCGGTGTTTCTAAACTCAACATTTCGTTGTTCAATAGGTGCATCTCTAAAATCTTTCTTAAAGGTTATATTACCCCCTGTTGAACCTAGAGCATTTACATCTACGTCTATTCTTTTTGCTAGGTCTGCACCTTTTCGTATAAGTTTAGCTGCAACATCACCTACACCGGGAATCAAACCTATTAATGTAGCACCACCAAGAATACCTACGACTAAATAGTTAGGGTCTTCTTTTTTTAGTTCGTCATATATTTCTTTTGCAGCCATAGCATCACCAACTATCGGTGTCATTTCAGCTACAGCTTTGGTAGCATCTTTAAAACTTATCTTAGGAGTTTCAACAGCAAGTCTTTTTGCTTCTTCAGCATAACCTTTTTCTAAATCTTTTTCTTTTTTAGTATCACCACCCTTGTTAAATTCTTTTGGCATTTGTTTACTTGTTTCTTCAAAATCAGGTTTTTTAGTTACAAAGTCTCTAAACTTTTGTCGTATATTACCAACAAAGTCTGACAGTATATTTTTTTTAACTCTTTTATCTTTATAAAAATTTTTATCTAAACTATCTTTTGCTAGTCCTCTTGCATCTCTTGTAGGACCTCCCTCTGGATTCCTGTCGTACAGTCTTTCTTTTGCTAACTCTTCCATTGCAGGTAAGTATGCAAGACTTTTAGCCATAAATAGTTTTAACTCCTTATCACCACCCTCTAGTGTAGTTTTATTTCTAAATCTATTTACAAATGTCTCATAATCTTTTAAACCTAATCTTCTCGCATCATTTAATTCTGTAATAACTTCACTTGCCAACCTACCTGCTTTTGTAGCATTTTCAAATAAAAAATCTGCTGTTTCTACATCAAATCTTTTAGCTACCTCATCATAATCATAATAGTCTGCTAATATTTGTAATCCCCTGTGTATAGCTTCATGTTCTATGGTAGGATTTTCTTTTACAGCTCTATATTGTTTTCTATCTAGCTTATCAAGTAAATAATCTTCAGCATAATCTAATCCCCTATCACTAACATCAGCAATAGTCATTCGGTCAGTAGAAGGTTTGTAGAACCCTTGAGGACCAATAAAAGGGTCAGGCTCAAAAACTATATCAGTCATTTTAGGGTCAAGACCTAGTATACCTATAGGGCTAATAAACTCTGGTCTAACCTCAGCTTCATACTCTAAGTCACCTAGAGATGATTGTATGGCAGGATTCATTATAGTAGGTTTACGCATAGGCATTTTCATTATACCCATCTCATCTATGTCCTCTGGTTTAGAAGCAGGGATTCTTGCCGTATTTAACGCACCTGATTTACGAGCCATCTTTTACTCCATTCATCTCTTCTCTAAGATATTTAAGTCTGCGTAATGCACCTATTGCTCCTTGTAGTCTGTGAATAACTACATGATTGTCTGACTGCTCTAAGGCTACATGATTTTTTTGAATAGCATCATCAATGTATTCTACAAAATTATCCCATAGAGCTTTATCATTTACTAGCTTTTTTAGGTTCATTGTCTAGTTCCAGTAAATCCCGGTTCATCAGGTGTTGGAACTGAACCTGTACCTATAGTACCCCCTCCTGTACCCTGCGTATCTTGAGGTTGAACACCTGCAGGTATTTCTTGTGTTTCCTGTGGAGGTCTACCCTCTTCAGGTGGAGGAGGTGTTGGATTCTGCTCTTGAAACTTTTTAAGTATCTCAGCCTGTACTGCAGCCTGACTCATAGAGTTAGCTACCTTGTCAGGGTCTAAGTCCATAGACTTTGCTATCTCTCTAACAATATAGTCCATTCGTGCAAACGGAGCAAGGGTAGGATTAGATACTGTTTGCATAAATGACATAAGTCTTTGACTACGCACCTCGTTAGCCATGAGACTTTCTGTACCCTGTGCCTTGACTTCTAAATCACCCTTTATCTCAGGGTCAAAGTCAAACTGCATATTAAAACTAAAAAAAGACTTACCCAAAGGTCCTAACAAATAGTCATCTACGTTTTTAATTACACTACGTATTGAGTTGTTAGCAGCAGACATAAGCATACTAATACCTGATGCTGTACGTCCCACACCTGTAATACCTGTCTGACCATGAGCAAAAGATGGAAAGCCTGTACTCTCGTCTGCTAACTGTCGTGCCTTGTCAAACATCTGCATGTTTTCATTAGACACATTAGGAAACTTTGTGCCAAAAATAGCCTGACCCGGTGCGCCGCCTTGTCTTCTAAATATTTTTCCCGGATACACAGATAAATCCTGTCCCGGCACTAGGTTTGTTTCATCTACCTCTATGATAAGATTTCCTGACAGTGCAGCATTGTCCACAGACATACGCATAAAACCATTCATTAGTGTCTGTGTATCGTCCATGTTTTCTGCAATACCTACACCAAATATGCTGTATGGGTTCATCTCATAGGGTGTTGCGTAGTAAGGCAGATAGGCAGGAGTAAACGGATTCATAACAAGTCTAAGAACATTGTTGTTGCATATCCATATGTTTACACTAACTTGCTCTACATCAGCTAGTTCTTCAGGTATTTCAACATTATATCCTTCAATAACATCTCTGTCTACAAAACCCCAAAATTCTAAAACCTCAAATCTTTCGGCTCTATCCTCTTGGTTGTTATCTTCCATAACATGTTCCCACCACTCTTTATTATACATCTCTCCTTCATCAAGAGATTTATTAATAGCATTCTCCCTAAAGAATGGTCTCTTTTTTAATGCACGTAACTGAGAACGAGACATCTTATGTCTTTCTATAATAAACTCAGCTTCATCCATGTTACTTGCGTCAGGGTCTGGATAAAAGTTCCAGATAGATACGTGAGAAGTTTGTGGGACTGTTTTAAATAAAGGACTATAAACTCCCTCTTCATTCCAATTAGGATATTCTTTGTCTACAGCAAAAGGTCCTTTCATTATGCCTGTACCAAAAAGAGCCGCTTCAAAAGCTGCGGCTCGTAGTTGTTTCTTAGCATTCGACTCTTCTAACTGGTCATGTATTTTCTTTTCCATCTTTTTTGCTGCAACCATTGCAGGATGAAAATTAACAGAACTAGGACTACCTGTTGCTTTTAAATCTAAATCTTCTTCAACACCACTTAAATCATCTTTTAATGGTCCTACACGTTGTATAAACTCAGGATAAGTTTCTCCCGGAAGCAAACTTCTATCTGTTTGTTGCTCCCCTGATATTTCTTTTTTTGCTTCTTTTATTTTTGGATTTGTTTCTAAACTTACTGTGTCTTCAACACCATCAGGTAATACTGTAGGATTTATACTTAAAGGAAACTTATTACCACCAAACAATACCTCTACAAGTTGTCCATAAGCAGCTAAAACTTTTGTCTTAGTTACTTTAACAAATACTTTAGATTTTTCTGTGGAGGTAAATTGAACTTCAGGACTATATAGACCTCTGTAGTTTCGATAAGATTGTATCCATCTTTCTTCATCTCCTCTTCTATTTGTTTCAGCCTTTTCAAATTTACCTTTTACAAAACTAACTATTTTACCAACAGGCTCATCTGTAAGAGAACCCTGCTCCATGTCCTCTATTGCTGCAGACTGGTCAGAGTCAGGATTTATATTATCTTCTTCCATATTTTACCTCAGTATCCAAAAGTTGAGTCAGCCATCTGAAAACCAGTTCGCTGCATATCTGGGTTGTAGTCAAACAAACTACTTCGTGGTCGTGTCATAACACCATAACGCAGTGCGTCATATAAGTGGTCTTCTGACTTTGTATCTACATCTTCCGAGTTACTTTTGTCGAGTGGGATAGAAGGAAGTTGAGATATAATATTTGTACAAGTGTTAAAGAAGACAAGTCTAGGTTCTTCAGTAAACTCGTCAATCTGTAATCGTCTGTGTATTTCGTTCTTCCCTGCAATGCGACTTCCTTTACTTCTATCAGAGGGTCTCCATCGACAACCTTTTATTATCATTTGTTCAGCCAATGAAGGTCCTGTATCTCCTCTTTTGTGCCACAGTGAACTATCTAATACACCATAACGTATTTTACCATCGTTTACCTCAGCTTCTAGTACCATGTCAGCCAAGTCTGTTGCTAATACTTTTGATGCGTATAACTCTCTATAAACAACCAACTGCTCTGCAGGTGTTACAGCTATCCAAACTACACCTGTGTAGCTACCGTAGCCATAGTCACAAGCACGAAACTTAGTCCAACTTTGAGGTATATCATAAGGCTCAACAACGTGTATCCTACGACTAAATTCTGGAAATGCTGCTCCCTCATTAACATCCCAATTACCCTCTAATAGTTGTTTACGTTGATGCTCTGGTAACGACAAAAGGTTGGCTTCATACATACCATCATCGGCTAGGTATGGATTGTCAAATAGTGTTGCAGGAATAAACCGTCTTTTAAATAGTGGCTCACCCTCTTTACTATGACCCTTTGGCATTTTAAGAACATCACCTGTTTCTATGTTTGTTGCCCAAAAAGCTGTACCGTGTGGTGCAGGGTCTATGAACATTTTTTTAACCCACTGATGTCCTGCTCCTCCGGGGTTTGTTGTAGCTCTCTGATACAGGTCTAATCCACTCCCTCTTGCTGCACGTAGTCTTGACCTCATATAGTCAAACGGGTATGGACTTGCCCACTGCGTTAACTCGTCAAACCCTATCCAACTAAATGCCTGTCCCT